TTGATTTAATTATCGTCCATTCAAAAGATCCATAAGATAAAGGAACATATTGATAATGTCTAAATACAATGAAATAGATGCGATAACATAATCATCAGTCGAGAACTGATGTTTCCGATGATTACCTCCTACAATTAACTGAGTATCATAAACAATATAAAATGCGAAAATCATTGCCCCCAGAACGGAATAAATAGTATTAAGGATCGGTATGTTTGTAAATGATAGAATGAATCCAAATAAGATTAATGAAAACAATACTATGATTAAATAATTACCATACTGAGTATAATCATACTTACTCTGTATCGCATAGAGGGATAATCCTATAAAGATTGATAATGTTGTTATCCCACCAAGGAGAAGCATTTGTGAACTATATACAACACCAACGACTCCTAAAAGATATGTCATAAAGAGAGTATATGATACCATATACATCCAGTTGTATGGTTTAATCTTCAAGGTTTCGTAACAACAAACCATCAAAATAGTCATAACAAATAAACACACGATACATATGATTGAAATAAATTGTCCAAATGGACTTACGATAAATCCAGCAACATTTTCATTTTGATTACATAATCCTATAAATAACGATGTGAATAATATTTGACACCATAGAATACTATATACTTTTGAGATAAATTCCTGCCTCATAGTATCTGCTGTCATAGCAGTTAAATAGGAAACTTCTTGACCCACGACAGTTGGTAAGAGAGGCTCTCCATAAATAGATACTTTACTCATTTTTATTTTTTTATTTTTTTATTTTTATCCTTTTTTAAAAAACTTTCAAAAAATTATATTCAAATTTATAAATATTAGTGTCCATGAATACATTTATTGACATAGTATTCGGGGAATAAACAATGATAAACTTTATTATCCTGAAAAACATTAATGAAACTAATTTGTTCATCACGAACACCATAAATTTCTATGGTTTGAATATCTATATTTCTTAGGTCATTCTGAAGAAAATTACTAATATAATCATTGCGTTCCGTCAAATTCTCCATACAATCATTATAATTATCTCTAAAAAATTCTATATAATTTTTTTCATCAATTAAATAATATGACGCATAAACATTAAATAGTAGAAAGAAATACGCGAGTAATTTATAAGATTTAATTTTTATACGTAGAGTATTAATTAATTGTAAATTACTTTGTTGGTTGGTCTCAATAATTCTATTTGAAGTAACTCTAACAATACGATTATTCTCCTCTTGATATTTAAAGTAATTGATTTCAGCACGACATATAGGACATGAGGTTTTGCCTTGATCTAACCATTCATCTAAACATTTCTTACAGAATTGGTGAGAACATTCTGTAGAACACAAGACATTATCTTCAATATCGTTATCTAGGCATATTGAACATTTTATTTCAGGAGAACTCGTTTGTAATAAGTCACTATCCATATATATAAGTATTACTAACATTATTTTTAAATTAGTTTTTCCCTTTTTTTAAAAAAAAAATAAAATAAAATAATAAAATGAAAATACTTTTAGATACTACCATACCATTCAGAGACCCTCTTAACTTTTTCTTCTTTCGTTAGAACATTACATATTTCATTACTATTTACAATGTAGGTTGATTCAATTAATTCTGTCCTGAAAGGAACGCGCCCCCCTCCACCCCAATAATGGGTTATTTTTTGAAAGTCTTGATTCCCAATTTTTTCATCCCAATGAATATTAACCCTTACTAAATCTAACAACATTTGTTCATGTGAAATATTAGGAAGATATAATTTATAATTTAGTTTAGGGTCCATACATTGCCGCGTAATTGGTGAGGGAGATCCAGATTCACCATTAAAATTATAGATGATATTTGAGACAACCATTACATTGATATCCTGTATACGTGTTGAAATATTATCTGTAGGTATGCATTCAATACACCAAGGATTCGAAAATTTATGATTAAGGTGGTTTGTGAAACATTTAATTCCGTTGTTATGTAGTTCAAGGATACATGATTTGATATCCATACAACCGATGATAAATGGATAACTTTCAAAACCTCCAAAATAGTTATCACATTGAATGCATCTTGTAAACATGTTATCTTCAAACATTTGTTTCATCTTCTTTATTTTCTTTTTTAAGTGTTCGTTTTCTTGAACTAATTCATCCATACGTTTTAATCAACTTAAACAACTAGTGTCAAATTTTTTAAATAATTTATAAATTAAATGATCTACAATATTTATTCACTCTGGAGATTATATTTTTTCATGAGAGCAATTCATGGAGCATATATTACTCTCTGTTTTTTCCAATGGTTACTGGGGAAAAGTTATGGTTCAATTATATCATTATTTTCATTTTTTTATGAAAATAAAGATGTTATGAATGAAAGAAAATACTTACTAGAAGATAAAGATGATTTCTTATTAGTATCGTTTGGATAAAAAAAATTTATTAAAAATAATAATCATTTACTATTAATCACAATTTCTGTTTTACCTGGAGCAGAACTGGTAGCATGGGCTTCAACGACATTTTCTCCAGTTAAATTAAAAGGTGGTGGAGCAGTTGGTTGTAGTGGGGTCAATCCGGGTGAAAATTGATAGGTTGCGCCTATTTCTCTCGGATGATCATGATTTACATTCTCTCTACAATATTTCATCGATATACCTAATCCCGAGAAAACACCTACCAAAAAAGATAAAACATTAAATAAAACAATATCATGAACGGCAATTTCCATATTTATTCAATTATTATAAAAGCAAATATTATAATTTAAAAATAAATTCGGTGTCGGCAGGGTTCGAACCTGCGCGGGCGAAGCCCAATAGATTTCAAGTCTATCTCCTTAACCACTCGGACACGACACCATTTTTTGAAATATAAAAAAGTATAAATTTTCCCTGAAAATTACATACTTCTAGTATTCCTCTTTCTAGTATTCCGCTTTCTAAAACCACTTGGCGGATTTCTAAAACCACTTGGCGGATCAATTGGCATTTTTTTCCAGAATTCTCTAATGGGGTTCCCACCGGCTCCCTCGATTGAATTTGCCGCCCACACCAAGAAGTCTCTAATTATTCCACTTTTTGCGGACCACTTACTCAGATCAGCGTCCATCGACTGTCCATCTCTTTGGTCCTTAATAAATTTATCTAATCTTATTTTAAACTCGTTTTCACCAGGCAGAACGTCCCATAAAGCGTTAGGCCATGCCTTTCCGACAAGTTCAAAAAAATGTGCTAACACCTGACTATTATGGGGACCATTTATATTGTATTTATCAATATATGTCCCAATTGGTTTAAATATATGATCACTGAGCCAGGTTTTGTTGCTCCAAAGTTTCGGTGCCATTTTCAAACGTGTAAAATAAACTACATCCTCGCCCTTGAATAGAATGTTAATGGTCCGATTATCTTTTTATTCCCCCTTTTAGTTTCGTTTATCATTGCTTTGTAACTAATAAACCCCAATGATTCTATTTTGGATCCATCACTTTTCTTACTTCTCTGTCTACAACGGAAAGATTCTCTTGATCCATTTAGAATAATAATGTTTTTATGGTTTTCTGAATTTACAATGACCTTCATAATATAACTCTGATTAATAATATCATAATTCTTTTAAATAATTTAAAAGAAAGACCAATAGGAAAATACAGACCCGAGATATGTTCTAAGATTAGATTGTTATTGGACTTACCTGACTTCTATATATTTATACATTTGATAGGTTGATAAAATTTTTATATTATCATTGATATTGTTTATGAGTTTAAATCACTTTGAAAATTTGATTTTAAAAATAATATGTAAAGTATACTATAAAATATGTTTAAGTTTATTGGTTTAATTTCTATCTCAGTTCAGAGTATTTCTCAACCCGTATACAATCAAGGACCAGTAGTTATTGGTGGTGAAAACGATGAGAATGGATGTTTAATTGGAGCAGGTTACACCTGGTGTGAAGCTCATCAATCATGTATTCGGGAATGGGTAACACCATGTGAAGATAATTTTAAAAATTGTAATGATTGTCTCAGTAAACAGACTAATGGAATTAATATAGCTTGCCCTGTAGAATGTAATATGGTTGATACGGTGATGGTAACTCCTTTGAACAAACCGAAAAAGAGGAATTTAGGCGATCCTATATCTACACCTTATCATATATCTTACCCTGATACTACACATCCAATGTATCCGACAGACCCGTTACCACCTACTTATACAACTTTACCTGTTCCTGAACCTGTGATAACAGTATGTCCTGAAGTGATGTGTATGATGTATTGTGAAAATGGATATCTTGTATCTGATAATGGTTGTCAAATGTGCTCGTGTCAGGCACCAACACTCATTCCTGAACCTGATCCATTTGAACAACCAGTCGCGAGCTGTGACAACGTTCCGTGCTCAGGATTCCCGTCGCGAATGGCTAACATGCCCTGTGACGACGGCAGCATGGGTGGACCGGTGTGCCTGCCAGACGACACGGGTGTCTGCACGTGGACCATACGCTCGTGTCCAGTCGAAGAACTCTCAGGACCCGAAGAACATATAGGTGAATGTCCTATTCCTCTTAGCTATTGTAATAATGCGTATGTTTGTCCTAAGGTGACTGAAGTAACGTATTGTTCCCAAGGTGGTATTACGGGATATACGACATATAAGTTATCTCTACTTATTAAAAATCCAATAGTCCGCACAATCTATGCTATCTATGGTGATAGCGATGATGGTGTTTCACGACCAATGAGTATCCCACCTGCATATCAGTCTCCTTCATTTAATTCTAATATCGGTGGACCCACTCCATCTCTCGCATTGATTGATTATTCAGTTAATTATGATTCTTGGTTGACGATGAACACAATAGATGGTGATCCATATGAAACGTTGTCTTCGGTTGGTATTGATTTTAATTCTTGGAACGAGTTACAAGGGATATATACTACGGACGGTGCTATCTTTACAACATCATCTCCTGATTTGAATATGGACGATGAATATATTGTAGGACAAATAACAATTTCAGATGATCAAGTGACAGATGTTATTATGAATATTCAAGGAAGAATTGTATCCCTCGATGATACATTACGTAATACGTGGACCGAAACTCAAGTTACGTTTCATCTGTCAAAACCTGAAGTAGTTGATCCAAATATTATCCCTCTGAATTGTATATCATGGTATGATGGATGCAATACATGTCTCGTAAATAACGGTCAACTAGGTGGATGTACGAGACTAATGTGTTTCAGAGAAGATAATCCATATTGTTTATCATTTGATGGAAACCAACAATCTGGTCATTAAAATATCTAATAAACTTGATTTAATTCCGCCACGCTGTTATGGAAGCACATTCGGTTCATTTTGCCATATTTTCTGAATGTACGATGACTAATATCATAATTCTTTTAAATTATTTAAAAAAGAAAAAATAGATAATTAATAAATGGAAAACATTACAGAATCAAATTCTTGGTCTGAAGAAGTTCTCTCATGTGAAGAAATAACAAATCACTGGTTATACTTTATTTTCTCAGGATATTTAATACCGTTGGTATCGCCCCGTTTAAGGAATTATTTCAGAGAAGTCTACAATACTTGTAAACATGGGGAAGTTACGGGGAAGTTTGTGACTCTCACAGAATTTGGATTTGAGAAAATCCAAGATATTCAAGATAATAATGAAATGAATAATTATATAAGAAGAATATGTATAGAAAAAAAAATAGAATATGATGAAGAATTAATTAATCATACATCATGGCTATTTAGTGGTGATAATGATGAGAAACATCAATCAATTAAACAAACATGGAAGCGACTGAATGAAACATTAGATAATTTTAAAGAGATAAATCAATCAACTGATGCTAATAATCCATAATTAATAATAATAATAACATTCTTCTAGGATAGATTCGGGGTTATCTAGATAATAGTTGTAATTATGTCCCTTTGTATAAGAATATTGTTGACAAAGTTCAATATACAATTCTTCCAATGATAGAACATCGCCCATAGCACGGTGTTCTTCCTGATTATGGATGTTGTATCGTTGGCAGAGTCCTGGTTGATTGACACGATCATTGATTAAGAATAATTTAGCCAGATACATACTATCAATGAATTTGATTTTATCCAAAGAGAGTTTCATTGAATCATCGCCTTCATCATTATAATCTTTTACCATACGCTTTAGAAACATGAAATCAAATGAGTATCCGTTATGGGAAATAAGATATACAATCTCATCAGGATTTTCTCGGTGATCACAGATATAGTTGAAAATATTTCCCGTAACCTGTTGTTCATGATGACCATCGTCGCAAACCATATCGGTAGTAATTCCTGTAATTTCTGTAATCCTTGGAGGAATGGTTAAACGATTACTCCTCGGTTTTACTAATGATGTATAATGGTCATTCGCACCGATCATCTTAATACCAACTTCAATGACTTCATGGTGAAAAATGTTCAGACCCGTCGTCTCAAAATCAAGGACGAATAGTTTGTTCATTACTATTACTATTACTACTTCGTTTTATTATTACTTCGTTTTATTACTACTTCGTTTTATTATTACTTCGTTTTATTACTACTTCAATAGTTTCAAATAGTTTTTCAAATTTTACTTATTAAAATAGTTCAATTCTTTTTTTGTTTGTTCCATCTTTTCAACTAAAGGAGCAACTATTTCAACCACAGCATTCATCATTTTATAATATCGAACTTGATCACATGCGTGATCATATTTTTCATGTAATTCACTTAACTTCACAAATTCTCCTTCCGTAAGTTTATCGGGTAAGTTATCCATAATGATATTATTAATTATTTGATTTGATTTTTTTAAAATCTAATTAAATTTTATGTTTGAATTGTATTTTTAATTCTGCTTCCGCAAAT